CTACCGAGAACTGTTTCGTTGTAAACAATCTCTGCGCCAATAGGTGCTGCCGGAGGTTGCAACATACGCGGAGTGATGACCTCGTCGGCGCGTATCTGGCCGTGCGGTTGAAAACGCACTTGCAAATGACCGCCGTAGAAGATGCGAATCTCGTTCATTGCACGTTTTCCATCCGCGCGTACACGGTTGGTGTGAAGGTGGTCGAGGTTGTCAGCTTGACCCGAAAGCAGCGGCCTTGCGTGGGGAAACCAACCAACGTAGCGCCGTCCCCGGTTAGCGTTTGATAAACAGGAATTACCCCAAAGGCTACGGGACTAGTAGTGATTGTCGTGGTAGTCGAAACTGTTACCGTACTAACCCCGGCGAAGACTCCGCTTACCGTGGCATCTGCCCAATCCTTGTTGTTTGCCGAACACGCCAGTAGATCATTAGCAAACTGCGGCGTAATTGTGATTGTGTTTGTCCCGCTGACATCGTTATTGACCTGCAGCGTGATCTGCCCGTATCCGCCAGAAAGGTAGGCTGGGGTATAGGTTGTAGTCGTGTAAGCGGTACTACCATCTAGCAACGTGAGCGACTGGTAACTTGTCACCGCCGCAGCATCTGCCGGGGTGGGCGCGCTTGGCACAGCCAGATAGGCGACGGCCAACAGCAAAAGGATAACCAATAGCGATCTATAGAAACGAGTTTTGTGTTGCATCAAAACCTCCTTACTGAATGTACTCAGCGATAATCTGCCGGAGTCCCGGCGTTTGATTGATAACCACGACGCGATAGCGTTGCCCCGCGCCAGTCCACAATTCATCACCCTTGCGGATGTCCACCTGGTGCGGAGCGTGCAGCACGTACATTTGTGGACTACTCGCTCCGCCTACTGTAATTTGATCCAAGCCACCAATGGCGTTCGTCGCGGCAGCGATCCGCGTTTGAAAATCCGCAACGTGCGCCTCTGCGCCTTGTCGCCCTCGCCGCACTTCGACGTGCTGATAACTGTCGGCATGGAGCACGCGCGCATTGCGACGTACAGCAGGACTATGTAGTCGCCCAGGCATCGCGTTCATCTCCCCGGAAAGGCGACAGCAACACTTTGTCGGCGGCGCTTTCCGCTTTGACCAACACTACCGCCCCACTAGGAGACATAGACCGCAACTGCGCGACCAGGTTCTCCAACCCCTCACGGGTTGCACTGCGATCCACGCTCTCCTGGCCGAAGGTGTAGCGGATGAACCGGTCGGTATCGGCGAGCAACCACAGCAGAGCGTGGATAGCCGCGTTACGCGCCCCATAGCGCGCGAGGAGATCGTCAAGCTCTGTGTCGCTGAACGTCGTCCAGTTGTAGGTCACGAGGATGGTCGCGTTCGTGGCTGGAGCGTTGGTCAACGCCAACAGCCCGGTGGCGTAATCCAGCACGTAGCCGGCCACCGGCACACCGTTGACGAGCACGGTCTCGGATGCCACGACCACCGGGTAGAGTTGTGTCTGATACTGCGTGCATATACCGTCCCCTATGCCGACCTGCTCGCGCAGAGCGACGCGGGGACGGTCGGCCACCGCCATCCGTAACCGCTGTAATGGCGAGAGCGCCATTAAGCCCCCATTTGTGCCAGACGCAACTTCTGCGCGGCGCGGCGACCGGCGGTATTGCGCTCATCGATAACGTGGGTAGTGCGCGCAACAGGCTGTGCGCCCTCAGCGTGCGCCGCGCGGCATTTATCACGCTGCCACGCCTCCATATAGCGCGCGCCACACTCGTCACACTGCGGGTATTCTTCCAGTTGCTTCTCCGCCTTCGGCTGTGGATCGAGGGCGACGACGTGACCATGCTTGAGCAACAATCCGTCGTTAGGGTGTCCCTGCAAACGGAAAATCCGCCCTACACGTATCCCTTCCTTGTTGTAAATGAATCCGCGCGTTGCCGAAACCCACATAGTGGCCCCCCTTATGGCGTCGATTCGTCTACGGCGTCGGAGATGAACAACCCGGCATCAACCGACATACCGTAAATCTGATAGTGCGTGAACCCTTCAATCAACCAGCCTTTGTCCGAGAGTGGTTCACGCCGTTGGCGGATGAAGCGCCGCCCGCCATACAGCGTTTGCCAGTAGATAACGGTCAGCGCCGTGGGGGTCTTGCGACCGGGGCGCGGAGCGATGTAGCCGAGCCAGGCGTCGTCATCGTAACCGGCCTGATACACCACATCATCCTCGCCCGTGCCTTCCGGCGTTGTGGTATAGACCACCTCTCCGACTTCCACCCGGTCCAGTTCCAGCAATTGCGCGATCAGGTTCTTCGTTACCATCGCTGGCGCGGCCTGCGAGCCACTGTACTTCACTCGTTCCAGTAGCTGCGGGTGGTTTTTGAGGAGCGCGAAGGTTAGATCGCCGAAGATAGCCGTGTTGGGTTTGCGCCCCAACAACTTGATCTTGACGTCGCGCGCCCACATCTCCATATCCTGCAGCGGATTTGACAAGGCGTAGTCGCTCCACTTTACGAAATCCGACCCGCCGGTCTTGTCCGCGCCCCACACGCCGGGCTTCCAGTAGTCGGTGAGAAAGCTGATCTCCTGCTCCAACTCGAGCTGATCGGCGACCCACTCGGAACTATCGGCGCGCGCGTCAAAAGGCGGGTCCTCATTGGCGAAAAGCGCATCCGGCAGCACATCGCCGACGCTGCGTTCCTCGCAGAAGTAGGGCTTATAAGCGACTTCGTAGCCGCCGATCGGCGCCGGTTCCATCGGATTGGTTTTCTTCGCCACCGACCGCGCCCAAAAGCTCTTGGGATAGGTGGCGATCAGGTCGCTTTGCTTCGCCACAAATAACGGCGGTACCACTGCCGACACGATGTAAGTCGTGTTTTTGTAGGCTTCCGAGACGTTGCTCAAAAGCCGATTGATATGCACATCACCCACGCCTGGTTGCGACATACTTCACCTCCTATGCCGCCCGATGCGGCGTAATGCAGTTGATAAAAGCGGCGATGCGTTGCCCCGCAGTCGTAACCCCGCTCAACGCGCGCCCCACGACGTAGTGCGTGGTGTTTGTGCCGGGGATTTTACGCGCGGCCTGTCCATCACCACTCGTGCCGATCAGCCAACCCTCCGTGATCGCAGCATCGGCTTCCAGTTTGGTTGGACCGAATGCGATCACCTCGCACGGCTCGCCCAAGGCCGGCTTATTCTGCAACGCGCCGTCGGGGATGTCCGTCACCGCGTCACACAGTACGTAAGTACCGGCGCTCTTTTTGACGAAGCGAAACTGGCGATTGCTTAGGTCTGCGCCTGCCGGCAACACCTCGTTGTAGAGAATCGGATATTGCGGAATGCTGGTCATTGAACACCTCCCTTAAACTCCGGGTGCGCGGTCAGCACGGCGTCAAGCGCCATGCGGTACTCAACGCCCGGATGCTCCGCCTGATACGCCGACACTGCCGCGACGATGCGCGATTCCGTGTCGGTCTCCGTGCCACGCTGCACCCCGTGCTCTCGGAAGTAGATGGCGAACGTGTCATCGGCGCGCCGTAGCAAGCCGGTAAAAAATTCGCGGTGCGCGCCTTCCGGGTCAGCCTCGTGCAACCAGCGCAACTGCTGCGCCAGGTCGGAGGTCTGGGCGGGCAAGTGCGTGTAGCTCTCGGCCAGCACGCTGAACCGCTCCACAGCCCGCGCATCCTGCACGGTCATCAACTCGCCTTGCAGGTTCTGGAGCTGCGCAGCGTAGGCGTCGCGCTCTCCCTGCACCGTCTGCAATTGCGCGGTGAATTGATTCACCTGCTCCTGCAACTGGGTGAATTGCTCGCGCAGTGGATCGGACTGTATCTCCAACATCTCTCCTGGTGCCGGCGCGGCCCCCGAACGCGCAAACAGGCTGTGAAGGAGATTTTGCAGCCAATTGCGCTCGGCCTTCAACTTTTCCAACTCTTCACTCATCGGATCACCTCCTGTGAACTCAGAACTTGGGCCGCCGGCGATGCGCGACATCAGCGCGGTGGCCTCCCCAAAGAACGGATAATTGGTCAACGCGCCGCCGCCGATCTGGTTGTGAACCTTCTCGCCGGTGACGCGATCTAACACTTCGTCCCAAATTTCCACGGAGAAATAGCTAAACTCGCCGTTCTCCAAGGCCTCACGGCCTTTCTTATTCCAGGTGAAGGTGGCCCCCACCCCGTCAGGGAGAGCTATCACCTGGTTGAACCACCCCAGCGCCCGGCTGCCCCGGTGATCCTCGTTGACCGGCAGGCGGCTCTGCCGAAGCCCGCGCGTCTCGCGGTGGGCGTAGTTATCGACGAGCTGCTGCACCACGGTGTCGTCTACCGTCCAGGTACGGATCGCGTCGCCCCAGGGAACGGGGCGGTGGTGGGTGCCTTTGGGATACACGAGGATTGGCTCGCCGGCCAGCGCCTTGCGCGCGACCGCACCATCGGGGGCGAGAAGGTCGATGCTGTAGGTATATGGTTTTTCGGTCATCCTGCTCCTGGAACGCAAACCGGGGCTTCTCCGCTAGGGAGAAGCCCCGGTATCTGTGCCTCAGTCGGGCCACGCTGCGCGCTTTGTGCGCAGCTAGAATGTTTGTGCTACTGCAATGAGTATATCACGGTTTAGGGAATTTGTCAAGTTGTGTTTTTTGTGGATTCATCCTATAATATAAAGAAGAGCTTGCAAGAAAAAGATGATGCCCCACGGTACTGTCAATACCTGGGGCAACGTCCACAGTGACTTGACCACCGTGGCGGGAACAGCATATCATATCCGCCCACCGGTGTCAATAGTCGGTGGGCGATTTGTTTGTGGAAAGATTTTGTACATTACGCGCTTGTCGGGTAATGAGAGTAACCATCATAACCAAAGCTCAGATTCACACAAAGGAGTATATCATGCAAAGAACTCGTAAACGTCACATTGTTTTCTTTATGACATTGGTTCTTGTTATCTCACTCAATGTCGTCACATTACAATCAGCAGTTGCAGGGTCAAATGGGCAACAAATCCAAGTTCAGTTGAGAACGCCGGGTCTACCAGATCAGATAGTTCGTCTCGTTGTCAAGGGCACCAACAACGCGGGTAACTATGTGGTTTTTAATAGCTGGCCTTACTCAAATCCAGCGGGTACGGCTGGGTGGTGGTGGAAGGGGCTTGTTGGAATAGAAGCAACCAATAATCGAACAGGGATCACCTCAAAATGTATCGCGCAATCGATACCTCAAACACAAGCATCTAATTGGGTGTATATTACTATCAATCCAGAAGCCAACACATGTACTTGCAGTGCTCAAAACTGCGCTTGTTGGTGCCGGTAGCCAACTTTATCTGTAAAAATCCCGTAAACACGCCATAAGTCTATTTCAAGGGCTTATTTGATCCAATGCGTGGCTGTAGACAGGCCAATATCTGTCCAACGCCGCTTCCGCCCAACGCCGCTTCGCGGCCTGCTGGCGGCGGGGCTTTCCACGCAGTCGGCGCGGTGGCTTATGCTTACCGTTAAGTCTCATTCCAACTAAGGGTCTGTAAATCTACAAGTTCCCAAATTCCGCTGTCAAAACACGACAGAAACGGGAAGTTATACTTTTACAGACCCTAAGTACCATTGCATCAAGCCGATCGCCAACCCTCATCCCCCTCACAACCACCCCCACCCCCCATCCACCCCCACCCCCTCCAAGTGACACCGGCAGCTCCCATCACACTCCGTCCCATACCCAGGTAATGTACCGGCGGTAAAACGCAACAATGCCGCCAGCGACGGGTACTCCCGTCCCGGCGGATCCGCCCCGTAAATCGGGCACTCCGTGCAGTGGTGCGCGATAGGGTCCATCACCCACCGCACCGGCCCATCCTCCCCGCTCTCCCGGCGCTGCTCGACCACGCCGGCCCACACCCCGCGCCAAACGTGGCCGGCGTACAGCTCCGCGCGGTGAAAGCCCTGCGTCGCGCCCTTGACCGCATCCACGATCAGGCCGAACACCTCTTCGGCGCGCCCCTGCTTCAACAGCAGCAGAATAGCAGCGATCTGCCCCTCCAACGTCCCAGCGATGTCGCCGAAGAGCGTCGGCTGGCCCACCGGATTGGTACGCTCCAACGTCCCACCGGGGCCGTAGCCAATCCATTGATCGACGAGTTCGATCTCCCCCTGGAGAGCCTGTAGCGCCTCCGGTGGACCGGACGGCGCGCCAAAACCCAACCAAAACGCGGCAGCGATGTCCAGGAACGACCGCTCGCGGAACAGCAGCAGCGCCACGAGAACGTAGTCGTCGAGCTGGCGCAACAGATTGTCCGCCGAGGTGTCCGGGGGCAGCGCCGCGATGTCGGCGGCCAGGTCGGCGGTCCATTCCTCTAGCGCCGCGCGCTGTTGAGCGGCGTGATTATACGCCAGGGCGCGGTAGACGGCGGCGCGTTTGGCCGGGGCCGGCTTGCCCCCATACGTGCTACGCGCGCCGTCCAGCCGAAAAAAACGGCGATACTCACCCTTACCCCTCTCCGCCGGCGACGTCTCTTCCTCTTTCTCTTCCTCTTCCTCGGTGTCCGGGATAGCCAACCTCGGTAGCGGGCGCGCCGCCGCGTCGTCCGGTATGTCGGTGGGCATCCCCGGGACCAGGGAGCGCAAGAAACTCTCCAGCGTCGCGTCCGGCGTGAGTAGGTTGGTCTGCGCGAGCGCCTGAATGTACTTCGCCACCGCCGCCAGATCGACCGGGCGCGGGCTGGTGTATTCCAGGCGTGGCGCGCCGGTCAGGCCGGGGAAATCGTTCCAGCGCAGTAGCAGCTTGACGACCGCGTCGTTCAGCTCGTCGCGGATGCTCT